AACGCGCAGAGCGATACGCAGGCGCAGAGCGACGACGCCGGCCGCCAGCTCGCATCGATGGTGGAAGGCAAGGTCAAGGAAGTCATGGCGCGCGAGCAGCGCCAGGGCGGCATTTTGTGGAGGATGCAGCATGCCTGAAGTCTTCGGGTGGATTCCCCAGGTGGAGCCGCAGGGCCAGACCACCTTCCGCGTGCGCAGCGCGCAGTTCGGCGACGGTTACACCCAGACCGTGACCGACGGCATCAACAACCGCGTGGACAGCTGGCCGCTGTCCTTCGACGGAGACGGCAGCTATATGGCGCCGATCAAGGACTTCCTCGATCGCCATGCCGGCGCTGCCTCGTTCCAGTGGACGCCGCCACTGGGTGCGCCGTCGCTGTTCCGCTGCGCCGGCTACACGCTGGTGCCGCGCGCCGCCGGCTACTACACGCTGTCGGCGACCTTCCAGCAGGTGTTCTCGCCATGACCATCTACGCCGATATCCAGAAGCTGGAGCCCGGCGCGGAGGTCGAGCTGTTCGAGCTGGACGCGCGCTCGATCACCGGTGGGGGCGCAGCCGACGTGCTGCGCTTCCACGGCTATACGCAGGTCGGTTCGATCTGGTGGCAGGGGCTGGAGTACTCGCCCTGGCCGATCCAGGCCGAAGGTTTCGAGCTCAATCCCGACAAGCCGCCGATGCCGATGCTGAGCGTGGGCAACGTGGACGGACGCATCACCGCGCTGTGCCTGGCCTACCAGGATCTGGTCGGCGCGCTGCTGGTGCGCCACCGCACCTTCGGTCGCTACCTGGACGCGCGCAACTTCGCCGATGGCAATCCCACCGCGGATGCCACGCAGGAGTTTCCGCCGGACAAGTGGTTCCTCGAGCGCAAGGCCAGCGAGACCAACCAGGTGGTGCAGTTCGAGCTGGCCAGCGCGCTGGACTTCGGGCAGCAGCAGCTGCCGGGGCGCACGATCATCGCCAACAGCTGCAGCTGGCTGCAGCGCGGCGGTTATCGCGGGCCGTACTGCGGCTACAGCGGCGGCCCCGTGGCGAAGGCGGATGACACGCCGACCAGCGATCCGGCACAGGATGTGTGCGGTGGGCGGTTGTCGTCGTGCAAGCTGCGTTTCGGCCAGAACAACCCGGTTCCGTTCGGTAGCTATCCTGCAGCTGGCCTGTTGCGCACATGAACCCGGCCACCCTGGATGCCTTCCGCGCCCATGCAGTGGCCGACTATCCGCGCGAAGCCTGCGGACTGGTGGTGGTGGTCAAGGGGCGCGAGCGCTACCTCGCCTGCCGCAATCTTGCCACTACGCCGAGCGAACATTTCGTGCTCGCGGCCGAGGATTACGCGGACGCCGAGGAGGCCGGCGAGATCGTTGCCGTCATGCATTCGCATCCCGATGCACCGGCGCGCGCGTCGGAAGGCGACCGGGTGGCGTGCGAGGCATCCGGGTTGCCGTGGTGGATCGTGTCGGTGACGCCCGGTGCAGATGGCCCGCCCCGGGCGGGCGAGCTGTCCTGTATCGAGCCAGGCGGTTATGAAGCACCTCTGGTCGGCCGGCCATTCCATCACGGCGTGCTGGATTGCTGGACCTTGTGCCGGGACTGGTATGCGCGCGAATGGGGGCTGGTGTTGCCGGACCCGGTGCGGCACGACAACTGGTGGGATGACGGTTGCTCCGATCTCTATACGGAGAATCTCGCCGCTGCCGGATTCGCGCCTGTCGCTGTCGGGGATATCCAATGCGGCGATCTGATCTTGATGCAGATTCGCAGCCGGAACCTCGTGCCTAACCATGCCGGCATTTATCTCGGCGATGGCTTGATGCTGCATCACATGTATGGGCGGCTTTCGAGCCGCGACGTGTATGGCGGGTATTGGCTGGAGAACACGAGACTGGTGGCACGCCACGCGAGATGAGGCGATCCGACAGCCCACACAAACACGAAAGCCCCGCTCCCGCGGGGCTTTTTATTGAACGGTGAATTCAATGCAACAACTACGCACTGTGCGCCTCTATGGCGTACTCGGATCGAAGTTCGGTAGAACATTCAGGCTCGCGCTCGACTCCAATGCGCCTTCGGAAGCCATCGCCGCACTGTCATCGCAGCTATCGGGCTTCCGCGAATTCCTGCTGAAGGCAAAAGATCGCGGCCTGGGTTTCTCGGTGTTTGTGGGAAAGAGAAACCTGAAAGAAGCGCAGCTAAATGAACCGAGCGGCACAGAGGATATCCGCATTGCCCCGATCCTGATCGGCAGCAAGAGCGGTGGTCTATTCAATGTCATTCTTGGTGCGGTCCTGGTAGTAGTCGGCGCCATTGGCTCCTATACCCCATGGGGACAAGCACTAGGGGGCAGTGTCTGGGGCTCGTACGTCATGTCGATGGGCATCTCGATGCTTGCCGGTGGCGTCGTCCAATTACTCTCGCCGCAACCAAAGGCAGCCAAGCCTGGCGACCGCCCCGACAACCAACCCAGCTACGTCTTCAACGGCGCCGTCAATACGCAGGCCCAGGGCAACCCCGTTCCCGTGCTCTACGGCCGGATGATCGTCGGCTCCGCCGTGGTCTCCGCCGGCATCCATGCCGAGGACTATGCGCCGGCCACCGCCGGCGTCGGCGGCGGCGTGAATCTCAGCGGCCGCGTGCTCAAGAATTTCTACGAGAGGTAGACATGACTTCCACTCTTCAAGGCGCCAAGGGCGGCAGCAAGCAGCGCACGCCCGTCGAGTCGCCGGACAGCCTGCGCTCGATCGCCTATTTCCGCATCCTGGACCTGGTCAGCGAAGGCGAGATCGGTGGCCTGGTCAACGGGCTGCAGTCGATCTTTCTCGACGAGACGCCGCTGGCCAATCCGGACGGCTCGCTCAACTTCCAGAACGTGCACGTGGAAACGCGCACCGGCACGCAGGACCAGGAGGAAGTGCCTGGCTACCCGGCGGTGGAGAACGAGATCAATGTCGGCGTGGAGCTAAAGCAAAGCACCCCGTGGATCCGTTCGCTCAGCAACACCTCGCTGTCGGCGGTGCGCATCACCATCGGCGTACCGGGCCTTTCCAAGGCCAATACGTCCAACGGCGACATCAACGGTTACTCGGTGCAGTACAAGATCGAGGTGCAGACCGACGCCGGCGCCTGGCAGCTCGCCTACAACGGCGCGATCACCGGCAAGACCACCAGCAAGTACCAGCGCAGCCACCGCATCGACCTTCCCGCTGCGCAGAACGGCTGGAACGTGCGCGTCACGCGCATCACGGCGAATGCCAACAGTTCCGCGATCGCCGACATCACCACCATCGACAGCTACACCGAGGTGATCGATGCCAAGCTGCGCTATCCGAACAGCGCGCTGCTGGGCATCTCCGGCGACGCGGCACAGTTCAGCAACATCCCCAGCCGCGCCTACGATCTGTGGGGCCGCGTCATCCAGGTGCCGAACAACTACGATCCGCTGGCGCGCAGCTACAGCGGCGTGTGGGACGGCAGTTTCAAGCCGGCGTGGACCGACAACCCGGCATGGATCTACTACGACCTCGCCACGCATCCGCGCTATGGCCTGGGTCACCTGGTCACCGCCGCTCAGGTGAACAAGTGGGAGCTCTACCGCATCGCGCAGTATTGCGACCAGCCGGTGAGCGACGGCAAGGGCGGCACCGAGCCGCGCTTCACCTGCAACGTGTTCCTGCAGAGCGCCAGCGACGCGTACAAGCTGCTGAGCGACCTGGCCAGCGTGTTCCGCGGCATCTCGTTCTGGACCGGCGGAGCCATCACCGCCTCGGCCGACATGCCGGCGGACCCGGTGTATGCCTACGCCGCGGCCAATGTGATCGGCGGCCAGTTCACCTACGCGGCCAGCACGCGCAAGACGCGCTATACCACCGCGCTGGTGACCTGGAACGACCCGAGCGATTTCTATCGCGCCAAGGTCGAGTACGTGGAAGACCGTACGGGCCTGGCCCGCTATGGCATCCAGCAGGCTACGCTTACGGCCTTTGGCTGCACTTCGCAGGCGCAGGCGCAGCGTGCCGGCCAATGGGTGCTGCTTACCTCGCGGCTGGAAACCGACACGGTGACCTTCAAGGTCGGCCTGGACGGTACCGTCGCCGCGCCGGGACAGATCATCCGCGTGACGGATCCCGCGCGTGCCGGCAAGCGACAGGGCGGGCGCATCCATGACGCCACGCGCACCGTGGTGACGGTGGACAAGGCGCCCGAGCAGGTGGCGGCGGGCGATCGCCTGACGGTCATGCTGGCTACCGGAGCATCGGAAACGCAGACCATCACCGCCATCGATGGCGTGCGCCTCTCGGTGGCCGCGCCGGGCTTCTCGGTGCAGCCGGAAGCGGAAGCCGTATGGGTGGTGGAGAGCGACACGCTCGCCGCGCAGACCTATCGCGTGCTGTCGGTGACCGAGGACAAGTCCTCCAGCGAGATCAGCTACACCATCACGGCGCTGCAGCACGTGGCGGACAAGTTCGCGGCGATCGACAACGGCGCGATCATCCAGATCCCGCCGATCAGCTCGCTGCCCGCCTCGACGCAGGCGCCGCCGGCGAATGTGCAGCTCAATGGGCATGTGGTGATCACGCAGGGTATTGCCACCAATGTGGTGACGATCTCCTGGGATGCGGCGTCCGGAGCTACCGGCTACCAGGTGGAGTGGCGGCGCAACGATGGCGAGTGGGTGAGCGCCGGTCGGACGCCGGGCCTTTCGCTCGACGTGGAGGGCATCTACACCGGCTCGTATGTTGCGCGGGTGCGTGCCATCAGCCCTGGTGGCGTGGTGTCGATGCCAGCCTTGTCGGCGGCGACGGACATCCTCGGCAAGACGGGCGCGCCACCGGTAGTGGCCACGTTCACGGCGACACCGAAGGTCTGGGGCATCCATCTGGAATGGAGCTTCCCGGCGGGCACCGACGATACCCAGCGCACGGAAGTGTGGCGTTCCAAGACCGCCAACCTGCAGGACGCCACCAAGATGGCGGACCTGGCGTATCCGCAGAATTCGCTGGAGATCGATGGGCTGGCGGCGGGGGCGGCGTTCTACTTTTGGGTGAGGTTGGTCGACAAGACCGGGAATGTTGGTACGTTCTATCCCGATGGTGCGGGCTTGCTGGGCCAAGCCAGTACTGATGCGGCCGACTATGAGCCGGTGATCACGAGTTTGATCGAGCAAACCCAGCTTGGGCAGGAAATCTTGCAAGGCGTGAAGCTCGCCACCCCCGACATGGCCGGCGACGCCGACGAATGGGCAGGTGACAGCTTGCGGTACGCCGGCACGTGGTCCTTGCTCGATGCCGTGCAGGATGGTGATCGTGCCATGGCCGAGCGAGTCGACCTGGTTCAAGCCACGGTGGACGATACAAGCGCGGCGGTGCAGCAGGCCTCGCAGGCCGTCGTGGATCTTAGTGGCAAGATCACTGCGACCTGGACCGTGAAATGCCAGGTTACAGCGGACGGGCACATCTATGGCGCAGGCATGGGGCTGGGAGTGGAACAGCAGCCCGACGGCTCATATCAATCACAAGTGTTGTTCCAAGCCGATCGCTTTGCCGTCATCAATACGGCCAATGGCCAAGTCACTACACCGTTCGTCATCCAGAACGGACAGACCTTCATCAAACAGGCCTTGATTGGCGATGGCTGGATCACCAACGCCATGATCGGCAACTTGATTCAGTCCAGCGCCACAGATAGTACAGGCAACCCCCTATGGAAGCTGGATAAGGCTAACGGCCTGGTGATGCGGGGCTCGAACGGATCGGGTCGAACGGAGGTCGACGGCAAAGGCGGTCGCGTATACGACGCGAACGGAGTGTTACGTGTTCGCTGGGGAGTATGGGACTAATGCCATATGGAATGCAGGTGTGGGATGCCAATGGGTCTCCCGTATTTGATCTGACCGATAGGCTCACGCGCTTGGTCAGCGTCATCCAAGTACCCGTGGGAACCAGCGGTCAGTTACAGCTCCCCGAAGGCTCCGCCTGGTGGTACAGCACACCGAATGGATCAGCCTCTCGCGCCGGCTCTGCCTACTCACCGCTTATTACCGTGAATAGCAACAATCTGCTCAGTTATGGACCAAATGCAATCTATGGATCCGGGCAGGTGGATTGCACTTTAGTCGCGGGAGTGTACTGATGAGCGCGGGCATCGAAGTGCGCAACAACGGCGGCAACCTCGTTATTGACGGCACATACAAGAACTTGGTGCTCATAAACAAGGGAACAACGACCACTACCACCGTGATTGACCAGTTCTCGTATGTAACCATCAACCTCAATGGGCTAACAGGTTACCCGGTTGTCGCAGTGCAATCCGCCAGCGGCGCATGGGCCACAGTACAAGCATATGCCAACGGAGGCGCCACGATAGACATCGTTGCCCGCGGAGGCGCTGGAACAACTATCACCTACTTTGTGTTCGCGTTGCCGACCACTGCAGTCAATGCGGGTGGCTTCCAGATATTCGATGCGAGCGGTCTGCTGGTGTTCTCCGCAGGACATCACTACATGCGAGTAGCCGGCTCTCTTACCGCGCACGCTGGGCCGGGCTCACCCGATGCTTCTCTTACCCTTCCGGCCGGAAAGGCATATGCGGTATTTCAGACATCCCCCATGGCCTATTCGAAGAATGTCTCTAACCAGAACGACTGGTACCTCTATTCCATGCGGGGCTGCTTTGCCATAAACGGCAATTTGGTTACCAAAGTATGGGGCGAGTTCCAGATCTCACATTGGGGAAGCACTATTCCTCCTTTCTATGATCAAGCCGCGACCGGCTTTGTACTGGATGTAAGCGGATATTAGCTCCCTCGACAGCACGCTCAGAAAATCGATCTCACTCAAATCGCACAGGCACAGGGAACCATGGCACAGCAACTCATCAATCTCGGAACGCCACCCTCGGGTTCCGGCGGCGACACCATCCGCACCGCGCTCACGAAGTGCGACGCCAACTTTTCCGATATCTACGGGCAGGTCGGCAGCAAGATGGCGAGCACTGTCTTCACCACGAACGTCGATGCCAATGCAGCCATGCCTTGTGGAAGCTACGGGTCTTATGCGGAAGGCGCTGCCAATGCACCCGAAAAGAGCGGCGTGCTATTGCACTTCATCGGACCCACCGATGGTTGCCAGATCTGGCAGGGATTCGGCAGCGGTCGCATATATCATCGGCAGCGTTGGGGCGGCAACTGGTCGACTTGGTACCAGATCTGGACATCCGCCAGCACGACGGTCGATGCCAACAACTTCATCAAGAAGGCCTGATATGCAGACAATCGTCACTGCCGCATTCAATCTCCTGGAAGACGGGTCGATCCTTATGCAGGGTGATCACGCGCCTGGCGTAAGCGGACCGAAAAAATTCGGTGAGCTGTGCATCGAGACCTGTCGCATCGGCTGCGGGCACTACGAAGTGCGAGCGCCATCCATCGCGCTTCCGGACGGCTGGAAAGCCACCATCTACCGCGATGAGAATGACGAGCCGACGCTTCGCCTTCAACTACAGGAACGCGAAGGCGTCCTCACCGTATTGGCCACGGATCCCGTGGGTGGCGAACCCAAGGACATCGTGCATATGCTGACGCTGCGTGTCGCCGTACCGTCGGGCTGAGAAGCGCCCCATCGGCCCCACCCTTGCTCCCATTCGAGAGCGCGTTTTCCCAGAGCTCATAACATGACGCGCCCCAACCCACGAGCCGCCTGAATGGCGGCTCTATCTTTTTGGTATCTGCCAATGGCACAGCAGCACATCAGTCTCGGCAACCAGCCCGATGGAAACGATGGCGATACGAATCGCATCGCCTGGGGCAAGGCGGAATCGAACTTCAATGAGATCTATGGCAGCGCACTGAGCGCACCGTCGTTCAGAAATCTGCTCATCAACGGCAACTTCGACATCTGGCAGCGGGCCACCTCGTTGCCGTCGGCCGTCATCGGCCAGCGCTATTGCGCCGATCGCTGGCTGACGCAGTCTGGCGGCGGCTCGGCGAACAGCGTGGCTCAGCAGCTGGTGACTCTGGGCGACACCAGCTTCTCTTCCAATCCTCGTTATTACACGCGGGTTGGCGTGACGTCGGGTGGAACAACCGGCTCGTATGCAACCTTGTCGCAGAAGATCGAGGGCGCGCAGCGGCTTTCCGGCCGGCAGGCCATGCTGTCGTTCCTGTGTCGCACGGATGTACCCAAGAAACTGGGCATCGAAATCGAAGTCCAGTATGGCTCCAGCGGCTCGTCGCCCAACGACAGCTTTCCGCAGGGACCACTGCTGGATATCGGCACGGTGTTCCGCCGCTATGTCGTCCCCATCACTGTGCCCGCCCTGACCGGGAAGACGATTGGCAGCGGCAACGACTCGACAGCTCTGCATTTCTGGCTGGACTCTGGAGCCACTTACGCCGCGCGCAGCAGTGGCCTCCCCTACCAGAGCGGCTGGTTCGAGTTCGCCGAAGTGCAGTTCGAACTGGGCGCCATCGCGACCGCGTTCGATCCGCGCCCAGCCGTCCAGGAGCTCGCGCTGTGCCAGCGCTACTTCGAGCGCAGCTATGACCTCGGCGTCGCCACCGGCACCAGGAATGCCAATGGCTCCGTCGTTGCCTATATGACCGGTGTCCCAGCCGCACAATACAAGGTGGGGAGCATGGCCTACTTCAAGACCACGAAACGGGCTACGCCCCTGGTGACGCCGTATGGGTACGCCACAGGGACTCCCGGCATGATGACCGACGGCAGCGGCATCGACACATCCGCCTCACTGAGCGTTGTCGGCACCGGATCGTTCTATATCTTTGCTTCGACCAGCGGCAGTACTACCACGCCGAACACCAGCGCGCACTGGACCGCTGACGCGGAACTTTGATTGCTGTCCGCCATCATTTTTTGGCTACATCTCCCAGATCGCTTATGACCATCCAGATCATCAATCTAGGTACTCCTCCCAAGGGAGCGGACGGCGACACCAATCGCACCGCTCTGGACAAGTGCAACTACAACTTCACCGATCTCGACGGCCGCGTCACTACCGCTCAAACCACGGCCAACAGCGCAGGCCAGGCCGCGAATATCGCCAAGACGGCCGCCGACACCGCCAAGGCAACGGCGGATACCGCCAAGGCCACCGCCGACCTTGCTCTGACCAGCTCCAACCCGGTCTTCCTCGGCAGCATCGGCAAGACCGGGGTTTACCAACAGTTCTCTTACCGCGTATCGAATACCGGAACCGATCGCGGCATCGGCGGCTCCTGGCCCGAGTGGACGCAGAACCGCACGCCAGCCCTGCAGCTCGACGCGATGAACAACGTCTGCGCCTACATGCTGGCCCGCGCAACTCATTGGGGTGTACGCCATCTGGCGGCCATCGATGTCTATGAAGGCGGATCCGGAACCTCGGCACCGCAGCTGCATATGCATGTGGGCAGCACGCAAAACGCCTTCCAGTTCCTCGAAGGCGGCAACGCCGTCTTTGCTGGCACCTTGACGCAGAATTCCGACTATCGGATCAAGCGCGATGTCGTCGGCATCGACCCTGCGATGGCCGCATCGAGCCTGCGCTCCGTGCGCCCCGTCGAATACAGGGACGACCGGGAACCGGAGGACGCTGCGCGTCGTGCGGGCGTGATCGCCCATGAACTGGCGGAGCCTTTTCCCCTGCTCGTCGAAGGCGTCAAAGACGCGGTGCGCCGGTCTGTGCGCCTCGAAGGCGATACGACTCCCTATGAGCCCGGCACGGAACCCGTCGGCTACAAGCCGCCAACGCAAGTCGCCTACGACGAACCGGTGCTGCAGAACGTCAACTATGTCGGCCTGCTTCCCTACGTCATTGCCGCGTGGAAGCACACCGACGATCTTCTGCAGCGGGCCATGGCACGTATCGCCGTGCTCGAACAACGGCCATGACCCGGCCGGGGCCGAACGCACTGGCATTGCCGCCTCGCTCCCGCTAGCTTGTGCAACCTACTTGGCACCGGCTTCGTGCGGCGCCTATTGCACAAGGACGTCGCATGCTCCATCCCGCCCAGCGCTCCAATCTCCCCTGGCTCGCCGCCATCACCTCCATGCTGGTGGTGCTGGTCTGGCATTGCCTCACCTTCGGCATGATGGTGCTGCGCGCGCCGTCGGACAACGAGCAGATTCTCTCCTTCGTGGCGATGACGATCAGAACGGTCGGCGAAGGCGTGCTGGTGCATGGCGGGTTGGCATTCCTGGTCGCGCAGTGGCGCGGCGAGCGGAGTCAGGAATGGGCGTTCCGGCGGCCGCTGCTGCTGGCGGGGGTGTTCGCCGGCGGGCTGCTGGTGTGGAGCCTGTTGGCGATGTTCCTGTACCAGGGCCTGTTCCTGCTGATGGGGCCGGAGCAGATGGGCTCCTGGCTGCGGATCTGGATGTTCGTGCTGGGTCTGGTCATCGCCCCGCTGCAGGTGTGGTCGTCATGGCGCCTGGCCCTGCTGGTGTGCCGCGAGGATGCGATCGCGACGCCTCCGCAATCGGGCCTGCGCTTGCGGGCGGCGGGACTGGCGGCATGGATGCAGGCAGCGGGCACGGTGCTCGGCGTGTCGATGCTGTTGCCACTCGCCAATGCCTTCGACGCGTATTCGCCGGTGGTCTGGCTGAGCAGTTGGGCCGGGGCGTTGCTGGCCGGCGCGTTGGCTTTCGGCGGCGCGTGGCTGGCATTGCCGCGCCACCTGTCGCGCCTGCGCGCAGGCAGGCTGCTCGGCGCCGGCGTACTGACTTTCGTGTTCGCCTATGCGTTGGCAGTCGGTGTAGGCGTCGCGGCGCTGGTGTTGGCGCTGGGTGGCCAATCGATGGACCAGACTGCAGCCATCGTGCTGATGGTGATGCTGGGCGTGCTGCCGCTGCTGGGGATGTTCGGTTTCCAGTGGCTGTGGACGCGCGTGCTGTATTCGAAGATTCGGCGCGCACTGACGACCTGAGCGGCCTCGCCGACAGCATGGCCTGGTGGTTCCAGGCCAGCGTTACGTCCTTCCAAACCGCTTCACTATAGGCAAGTCCGGCGCGACGCAGCTTGCGTTAGCTACGGCTGCAGCCCAGACATTTGCTTTCTCGGCCTCCCGGCCTCTAGCCGGAACGCGGCCTCCTCGTCATGCCTCAAGCTCATGGCGATTCCACTGCACTCAACTCATTGGCTGCCTCATGAGCAGCATCACAGGAAGCGTTACCATGCCTCAGCAACACATCAACCTTGGCACCCAATCCGACGGCATAGACGGCGACACCAATCGCGTCGCCTGGCAGAAAGCCGAAGCCAACTTCAGCGAGCTGTATGCCTACACGCCCGATGTCAGCACCTTCAAGAACAGAATCATCAACGGCAGTTTCGATTATTGGCAGCGCGGCACCAGCTTCTCCTCCGGCGGATACAGCGCCGACCGTTTCCTGCTCCAGCAGACGGGAACCACGATCGGCGCCTCGAGGCAAACCTTTGCGACCGGCCAATCCGCGGTGCCGGACAATCCCTCCTGCTACATGCGCTGCGCCGTCACCTCCGTGGCAGGCGCAGGCAATTCTGGCTACTTGGCGCAGCGCATCGAAAGCGTGGCCGCGCTGGCCGGAAAGCGAGTCACCGTGTCGTTCTACGCCAAGGCGGATGCTGCAAGGAGGATCGCGCTCGAGGCCACGCAGATGTTCGGTAGTGGCGGCTCGGCTTCGGTCAATGGCATCGGCGTCACCAGTTTCAATCTGACCAGCGGCTGGCAGAAGTTCTATGCAACCTTTGACATACCGCCCCTGGGTAACAGCACGATCGGGCCAAACGGTGACGATTTTCTGCAGATTGCGCTGTGGATGGATGCCGGAAGCAACTTCAACGCGAGGACGAATTCGCTTGGCCAGCAATCCGGCACCTTCGACTTTGCTCAGATCCAGCTCGAGACCGGCGATGTAGCAACGTCCTTCGACGTGCGGCCACAGGCCATCGAACAACAGCTGTGCAACCGCTACTGCTATGCATTCAAGGCGGCCATTGGCACCGGCATTGGCGTGGGCACGCAGCACAGCTCCACTAATACATTCGTACCCCTGCCGCTCCCAACCGCCATGCGGACATCGCCCTCGATGAGGAGCCTGGGATCACCCATCCGCTGGAGCGGTGCGGCATCCAGCACGAGCGACCCCTCGCTGGGTGTGATCAATCCGGGACTCGTATGCCTTATTTTTTCAGTGTCCGGAGGCACGCAATGGTCCAGTGGCTATGCGGCATCGATTGGAGGTTCACTCAATCTGGTCATGGAAGCGGAGCTGTAA